CTTTAATATGAGCAAAAATAAACAACAATTAGATTCACAATTGCACTGTCGTTCAACTGCGTCACTGCAAGCATCTGTAACGGAAGACCTTAACGCAAAAGATAAGTCAATAAAGGATTTACTACAAGAGGATGCGCATGGCTGTTCCGACGAAGAAGAAACTAAAGACAACGAATCAGACGATTGCTGAAAAGTGTGAGATAGACCCACGTACAAGAAATGTAATACTTTTAGGATGTGAAAGCCTATGCTTCGACATAGAAAAACATTTTAAGTATAATCCTAGATTTAAATGCACCTGTAATAACTTTTCCACTGAGTTTGATGAAGATGACTTTTTTTATTACGAACTATCCCACTACGATGGGAGTAGGGTTGCGTATAAAGAGTTAGGGTTGGGAAACCTAGAATTATTAGGTAGTACTTATATTGTTAAACGAACAAATGTACTAGCTGGCATTACAGAAGATGGTAATATCCCACACCCAAACCCGTACACCCCTCCTCCACTCGATGAAAATTCTTACGTACATATAGAAGCCTTTAGGACTTCTAATGTTTCTGAAGTCTTTATAGACTCACACGTAATGGCTTTCTCCAATGATAAGTCTACAGTGTCGCCCTTGTATGTAGAAAAGAATTCTATAGTTGGTAGATTGAAAGATAACATTCAATCAATGCATGGAAGTGATATAATTTCCTTAATTAGTGATTTTACTAAGTCGATTACTCTAAAAGCGTACAAGCTCTATGCCAAAACGTTAAATTGCTCATCTTTGGTCCTCTCAATAAGTAAGCAAGCTAAAAAACCCCCAAGAGGTACACTAATCTGGTCTGATAAGGATAGGTTGCTTAAATTCTACGATGGTAAGTCGTGGAAGACATTAGTTTGGACTGATGATGAGGTTATAAATGAAAATACCTAAAAATCACACTGAACAAGAAACTATGGAAATAATTGATATTGTTATAAACAGAATCGCCCCTAAGTATATATTTAACAATTATGATGTAGATGATGTAAAACAAGAAGCTTTTATTATATGCGCTGAAGCCTTAAGTAGATATGATAACAAACGCCCACTGGAGAACTTCTTATCAGTAAACTTATCCAATAGACTAAAGAACCTTATACGTGATAATTTTGGTAATTCTAAAGACGTAAATAAAAAGAAAGTTAATTCGCCCACAACTATTACTTCCAATATCTATAACCAATATCATTTTTATGAGTTAGATATAACCGATTTGGATGAAAAAGAAATAATAGAGCTAATTGATGATGAACTACCTAGCCATTTAAGAGAAGACTTATTAAAGTTTATGCATGACTTACCACTTACAAAGAATAGACGAGAAAATTTATTAAAGAGCATCAGGAGTATCATAGATGAAAACAAAAAAGGGCGGTAGGCTATCAAAAGAAGAGAAGGAGCTGATTAGGACTTTGGTTGACAGTCTTAGCGTACATGATATAGCTGATCAACTTAATAGAAGTTTTGATGCTATAAATCAATATATTAAAAATGACTTAAAAGTTGGTCTTACAAGGGAAGAGGTTGCGGCTTATTCACTAGAAGACAGGCCGTACTGGTATGAACTAGAAGCGCAGTTTACAGAAAAAGAATTAGAGTTATTTAAATATCATTGGTCTAAGATTATCTCCCAGTTTAAAGATGATGTATTTCCCACAGAAGAAATACAAGTAGTGGATGTTATTAAGTTAGAAATACTTATGAATAGATGTCTCAAAGGTAATAAAGAGAATATTGAACAGATTAGCTCATACGAACACATGATACAAGATGAACGTAGTCAAGACAAAGACCAGCAAGACATGGACTATATTATTAATCTAGAAAGACAGGTAGCTACTCTTAGGGCATCTCAGGAAAGCCTAAATCGTGATTACAGGGAGTTACAAGCAAAGAAGGGTTCTATGCTAAAAGAAATGAAAGGAACCCGTGAGCAGCGAATTAAGAGGCTTGAGGACAGTAAGCAGAGTTTTACTAGCTGGGTTGCTGCGATGATGCAAGATCCAGATAGAATGAAACAGTACGGGGTAGAAATGGAAAAGATGCGAATAGCTATGAACAGAGAGAAAGAAAGACTTGCTCAATTTCATACATTTGATGACGGAATAGTAGATCAACCTTTTTTAACACCAGATACAACAAAGGATTAACAATGGACCCAGAATCACTTTCGGTAATTTTACCATGCTGGAGTTTAGCTATCGGAGTAGAATTATTAGTGGCTTGGTTTTTTGTAAACATGGTAAAGGATAAGAAAAAATGAAAAAAGCTATTATAACTGGAGTAACTGGGCAGGATGGAAGCCATCTAGCAGACCTTCTTCTCAGTAAAGACTATCAGGTTACAGGAGTTGCAAGAAGATGCAGCGTAGACACAACAGAGAGAATTAAGCATCTATCTTCTAATAATAAATTCAAATTAATCGAGGGAGACATTACAGATGTAAGTAGTGTTATAAATATATTCAAAAATAACGATAATGTAGATGAAGTCTATAATCTAGCAGCACAATCGCATGTAGGAACTTCATTTAAACAACCAGCACTGACTTGGGATGTTACTGGTAAAGGATGCATAAATCTCTTACAGTCTCTTGTAGATCTTGATATGCTAAACGTAAGATTTTATCAAGCGTCTTCAAGCGAAATGTTCGGAAGTAATTATGATATAGATAAAAACGGAGTTAAATATCAAAATGAACAAACTAAACTTATGCCTAACTCACCATATGCAATCGCTAAGTGTGCTGCCCATCACTCTGTTCGTATATATCGCAATGCTTACGGGATTCATGCTAGTTCTGGCATTCTTTTTAATCACGAAGGACCACGAAGGGGTGAAAATTTTGTCACGCAGAAAATAATTAGTTGGATAGCAAATTTTAAAAAATGGTTGTCATATACTGATATAGATAATTTTCCAATAGATTTTACAGATGACAGAATAGTGATCCATAGGGAAAGCTTTCCTAAGCTTAGGTTAGGAAATGTTAAAGCTTCAAGAGATTGGGGATATGCAGGAGATTACGTAAAAGCCATGTGGCTTATGACTCAACAGACAAAACCAGACGATTACGTAGTATGTACCGGAAAGACTTTTACAATAGAAGATTTTTTAGAAGAAGCATTTACTTATGCTGGATTTGAGAATTGGAACAATTTTATAGTAATAGATAAAGAATTTTATAGACCGTGCGAAGTAGATTACCTAAGAGGAGATTGTTCTAAAGCTCAATCGATTTTAGGATGGAAGCCAGAATATAACTTACAGGGATTGGTTAAAATGATGTTGGATGCCAAACTATAGACTACATTTAGACTTGTCAGACTTTAGCAGTGAATTTTTAAATTATGATCTTTCAGAATTTCGTTCACCGTTTTGTTTGTACTTCATAGAAGCCTCTGATCCAGATGATGCTTGTTCTGTAACAAGTCATAGAATTGTCTCGCTATTACTTAAAGAAGATCAAAGTATACCTACAAGAGTGTTATGCAGAAAAATTAGAAAATATATGAGAATAGACAGGATAGATTGTTTATGAGAAGAAACTACAACGATCCAGCGTATGCTCAATTTAGAAAAGACGTAATTAAAAGAGACAAAGGAAAATGTCAGATGCCCGGATGTAAGTCTAAAAGAAATTTACAAGTACACCACATATCAAAGTGGTCTGGAGCCTCTGCCTTAAGATACGAAACTTCCAATGGAATAACATTATGCAGATATTGCCATAAATCAATAACTGGCAAAGAAACCCACTACGAACATTTATTTAGAGAGATATTAAATGGCTAAATACAAGCAAGCTCCTGACTTCACAGTCATAAAGGACACAAGAGAACAAGATGGATATTTTTTCAGTAAATTCAATACATGTGCTGGAATGGTTGAGCATAAATTAGATACTGGAGACTATTCTATAAAAGGATTAGAAGATAAAATATGCGTAGAAAGAAAAGGTTGCGTTGAGGAATTAGCGCAAAACCTTGGATCTAAAAAACAGACATTTTTAAAAGAGATTGAGAGAATGGAACCGTTCCCTCACAAGTACATCATTTTAGAATTTGGGTTAGAAGATTTGATTAAATTTCCTAAAGAGACTAGAATACCAATTAAAAACAAAGCGTCTGTAAAGATAACCGGACGATATATGCTAAAGTGCTTGATAGAATTTGAACTATACAATGACATACATGTTCTTTTTTGTGGAGACAAACACACGGCATTTTTGACAGTGAGTAGCATTTTTAAAAGAGTCAACGAAAAATATACAATTGGGAGAAAGACCTAATGACAGAAAAAGACATACTTTACGATTACCACAACTATGGTTGCAATTTAGGATCTAGAGAGATCTTCTTACACAACCATTACGGATCTAACGACGAGGAAAACCCCGGCGTAGAATATAAAATGTCAAATACATTTATAAAGAACCTTAGAGCCTTGGACGCTAAGTCTTCAGATCAAGTTACCATACATATACAAAGCGTGGGAGGCGAGTGGTCAGATGGTATGGCTATATTTGATGCTGTTACAATGTCTAGATGTTATGTTACAATGATTGCTTATGGTCAAGTCGAGTCTATGAGTAGTATAATATTTCAGTCAGCAGATACTAGATACATTACTCCTAACACATATTTTATGTCGCATTTTGGTTCTACAGAAGCGGGAGGACATTATCTTAATGTGCAGAACTGGGTGAAGTACGAAAAATACATTTGCGATGTAATGTTAGAGGTTTATGCTAAAAAATGCGTAAACGGAAAATATTTTCAAGATAGATATGAAGGCAAGCCAACAATTGGAAAAGTAAAAAACTTCTTAAACACTAAACTAAAATCTGGTGATTGGTATATCAATGCTGAAGAAGCAGTTCACTATGGATTTGCAGACGAGATTATAGATTCATGGCAAAAAATAAAATAAAAAAAATAGACGAAGCTTGGCTTGGGCTGGAGGATATTGACATTGAATTGTTCAATCCTATGTCTATAGTAAGTGCTAACGACGATGATTTTAAATTAAAGCTAGCTTGGCTAATGACTAGACCAGAGTATCTTTCTTTTATAACCAAACATATATTAAACATACAACTACTACCATCTCAGGCTTTGTTCTTATGTGAGATATGGAACAGAAAATTCCCAATGCTTATCGCTAGCCGAGGTTTTGGTAAATCTTTTATCCTATCACTGTACGCTGTGCTTAGAGCGCTCATACTTCCTCGCAGAAAGGTTGTTGTAGTCGGAGCTGCATTTAGACAGTCCAAGGTGCTTTTTGAGTATATGGAGACAATATGGCGCAACTCTCCAATGCTTAGAGATATATGCGATGGTGACAGTGGACCTAGACGAGATACCGATAGGTGTACACTTCGTTTAAACGAGAGTACGGTTACTTGCTTACCTCTTGGTGATGGTCAAAAGATTAGAGGCCAACGTGCTAATGATATTATCGCTGACGAATTTGCATCTATACCAAGAGAGATATTTGAAAACGTCGTAGCTGGTTTTGCCGCTGTTAGTGCAGACCCTGTTGAAAACGTAAAAAGATTAGCTGCACAAAAAAAAGCAGAAGAGCTAGGAGTAGTGCTAGAAGAAGAACAGAGAGAAGTGCTGAAAGATAATCAAATTATTTTATCTGGTACGGCTTATTATGATTTTAACCATTTTGCAACTTACTGGAAAAAATGGAAATCTATAATAAAAAGTAAAGGAGATATGTCTAGGTTAAAAGAAATATTTGGAGAAGATCCTCCAGAAAGTTTTGATTGGACTCAGTACTCAATCATTCGTATGCCCTATGAATTATTACCTAAAGGCTTTATGGATGCAGACCAAGTTGCAAGATCTAAGGCTACTGTACATACTGGCATATATCAAATGGAATACGGAGCTTGCTTTACTAGAGACAGTCAAGGGTTTTTCAAGAGATCATTAATCCAATCCTGTGTAGCGTCCGAGGGATCAATCACAGGCCAAGATGGTGAGCCTTTAGAGTTTGAAGCGGCGTTGATGGGCAAGGAAGATAGAAGATATATATTTGGAGTTGACCCCGCATCAGAAGTCGATAACTTTAGTATCGTAATTGTTGAAATTCATGAAAACCATAGAAGAATAGTCTACTGCTGGACAACAACTAGATCTGAACATAAAGAAAAAGTAAAACGTGGTTATTCTACAGAAACAGATTTCTATGCTTATTGTGCTAGGAAAATAAGGGATTTAATGAAACTGTTTCCTTGTATACATATTGCTATGGATGCTCAGGGTGGTGGCGTAGCTGTCATGGAATCCATGCACGACAAAGATAAAATCAAAGAAGGCGAAGTACCAATATGGCCTACTATCGACAGAAATAAGCCAAAAGACACAGACGGAGAACAGGGTCTCCACATACTAGAGATGTGTCAGTTCGCTAAGTATGATTGGCTTGCAGAAGCTAATCACGGAATGAGAAAAGATTTTGAAGACAAGGCTTTGTTATTCCCTTCGTTTGACTCATTAACATTATCTATATCAGAACATCAAGATAACACAAAAGGTCGAATGTTCGACACCTTAGAAGAGTGCATACTAGATATAGAAGAATTAAAAGATGAATTATCTATGATACAAATGACACAAACAACATCTGGTAGAGACAGATGGGATACACCACAAGTGGTTGTGGGTACTGGTAGAAAAAGCAAAATGAGAAAAGATAGATATTCAGCCTTGTTAATGTGCAATATGGCAGCTAGAATATTACAGAGAACTCCTACTCCAGAAGAGTATCAGTTTTACGGAGGCTTTGCAACTGGTGGTTTTATGCCTAAAACAGACGAAAAGCCATATAGTGGACCCAGTTGGTTTACTGAACAGATGAAAGATGTGTATTAAAAAACATACAATCCGATTACATTCCAATTGAGGTTAACAATGGACAAAGACATGATAACTTGGCAAAATGACGACGAGAATAGCAAGGCTAAAGCTATGTCTCAGTTCTCTGATAATGTAAACTCCTATTCTGGAGTAACTAAAACTTCTGGCAACCATTACCGTCATTTTATAGACATTGAGCCAAATAGATCAGTTAAACCCGGATTTACTAATAAAGACTATTATGCTTTTAGGCCAGAAGAAGCAGTCCCTACCGAACAACGCCGCATTATTAAGATGTGCATGGATGCTTACGACAAGGTTGGAATCATTCGGAATATAATCGATTTGATGGGAGACTTTGGAAGTCAAGGAATTAGCATTGTACACAAAGATAAAAGCGTAGAAAAATTCTATCAACAGTGGTTTAAAAAAGTTAATGGCAAAGAAAGATCTGAAAGATTTTTAAATAACTTATATAAAACTGGAAACGTTATAGTCCATAGGAGTTATGCTGACATAACCCCTCAATTGAAGCAGTATATGAAGGCTCTGTCTAGTGACATAAGGGTCGAAATACCAAAGTCAAAACCGAACGAAATACCTTGGAGATATAATTTTTTCAATCCATTGACTGTAAAAATGAAAGATGGCAACTTGTCATTATTCATGGGACTTAAAAATTACACGATTACCACCAACTCATTTTTTGATAAATTCAAGTCTGGAGAAATTCCAACCCACGTACTTGAAACATTGCCTCAAAATATAAAACAAAGTTTATTAAGAGGAGAAAAGGATATCCCATTAGATCCAGAACGTTTGTCTATATTCTATTATAAGAAAGACGATTGGAGACAGTGGGCAAACCCTATGATTTATGCTATTCTAGATGATATTGTTATGCTAGAAAAGATGAGACTAGCTGACATGTCTGCACTAGATGGGGCCATATCTAATATTAGACTGTGGACCCTTGGTAGCTTGGAACACCAAATCCTACCAAATAAAACAGCAATTAATAAACTTAGAGATATTCTTGCCAGTAATGTTGGTGGTGGCACTATGGAACTCGTTTGGGGGCCAGAGTTATCGTTTCAAGAATCTAATAGTGAAGTATACAAATTTCTAGGTTCCGAGAAGTATACTTCCGTATTGAATAGCATCTATGCTGGTCTAGGTGTCCCACCAACGCTTACTGGTATGGCTGGCAATGGAGGTGGATTTACTAACAATTTCATTTCTCTCAAAACTCTATTAGAAAGATTACAATACGGTAGAGATAGGCTTGTAAGTTTTTGGGAAAAAGAATTAGAAATAGTTCGTCAAGCTATGGGTTTTCGATATAAAGCTCATATCCAATTTGACCAAATGACGTTATCAGACGAAGCTGCTGAGAAGAACCTCCTTATTCAACTGGCTGACAGAGACATCATTAGTCATGAGACATTGCTTGAACGATTTAAAGAAATTCCTCAAATTGAAGGTATTAGACTCAAAAGAGAACTTGCCAAAAGAGACACAGTTGGTCCTGAAAAAGCTGGTCCTTTTCATCCTCCTCCACCTCCAGAGCAAGTAGAAGAAGGTCCAGAAACTAATCCTTCACCCGACATAGAACCAAGCGATAAAGACGAAAAAGTAGACATAGACGCTGGTAGACCATTATTCAAAAGAGATGAAGGTCCACGAAAACGCAGAGTTGATAAACCAAAGACTAAGCCCGGAGTAGCTGATGTAATAGTGTGGTCTGAGTCAGCTTGGAATGCTGTTTCTGAATGCATTGGTGATGCGTATATTAAAACTCATAATATTAAAAATTTACGCCAATTAACTAAAGCAAACTCTAAAGAAATTGAACAACTTAAAATAGATGTTTTTACTAATTTGCAGTATGGAGATACTGTAGACAATGGGCTTATTACAAAGATACTAAAATCCAAGGCTCAAACGCCATCTTATATAACAAAAAAATTAAATGACTCCAATATAAACATGGATAACACTTCAATTGATGGTTATAGAAGACATGCTATAGGATTGTTCGTTGAGCATCAGATCGGATAATACATTGTGTTTCTGACGTTTTTGTGTATAATGATCAGAGAGGTGTAGATGAAAATATTCACAAATGAAATCGAAGACGGCATAGCTGAACTTGTGCAATCAAGCGCGAGTGTGGCCTATTGTATGCCCGCTTCTTTGGCTAGCGACAAAAGTAGTTCCCCTACGTCAAAAGATTTTATAGATAAAATCAAAGCCGAAAGCGCTAACCCAAAACAGATTGATCTTTATTATATTACGTCTGTACTCGTTTCTACTGGATGGAATAAGAATGATGATGTATTCAATTCTGCTTCAACATGGGAAGCTAGGGATACTCCAGAAGATAAACAATTTAATTTTATGCACGATGAGAATGACATCATCGGTCATATTACTGGCAGTTATGTGGTTGACAAAAACGGAGACCCCATAACGGACGATACTCAGCCTGATGATTTTGATATTATCACTGAGGCTGTGTTATACAATAGCTGGACAGATCCAGAAAATAGACAGCGCATGAATCAAATTATTGCTGAAATCGAAGAAGGCAAATGGTTTGTTTCTATGGAATGTTTGTTTGCTGGTTTTGACTATGCTTTGTTAGACGACGAAGGAAATGCAAAGCTTCTTTCTCGTAATGAAAGTTCTGCATTCCTGACTAAGCACTTGAGAGCCTATGGTGGTAATGGAGAGTATGAAGGCTATAAAATCGGTAGATCATTAAGAGATATTTCTTTTTCTGGTAAAGGTCTTGTATCTAAGCCAGCAAATCCCAGAAGTGTTATTCTTGATGCTAGCAAGGCTTTCTCTCTGAATACTAATTCAACAATTTTAACTACTTTTCCTAAAGGAGAAAAAGATATGTCTGATACTAACCTTTTAGAGAAGCAGCTTGCCGACGTTCAAAGCGAGCTAGCATCTGCTAAAGAAGACAACGAAGCACTTCGTGTTCAACTTAGCGAAGCTTCAATTAAAGAGCATGGCGAGATTATTGCCAAGCTTGAAGCAAACCTCGCTGAAAAAGAAGAAGCTGTTAAAGCTTTGGAAGTTTCTTGCGCTGAAAAAGAAGCTGCTTATACTGAGCTTCAACAGTCTGTAGAAGCTAAAGATAAGGACTTCAAAGAAAGAATGGAAGAACTTAAGAAGATGAAGAAAGAAAAGAAGACTGAAGCTCGCAAGGCTGCACTTCTTGACCTTGGATTTGATGCTGATGAAGCTGAAGAATCTGCTGCTTCTTATGAAGACTTTGACGACGCTACCTTTGATACAATCATCGCCGGAATGAAGAAGAAGGCACAGATTGATGAAAAGAAAAAGGCTGGATACAAAGCTAAGATGGAAGAAAAGAAAGACGAAGAAGTCAAAGACAAACCTAAAGCCGAAGAAGCAGAAGTAGAAGCAGAAGCTGAAGAAGCTGAAGCAGAAGTCGCTGCCGAAGAAGCATTGGAAGAAACAGAGACTTCAGAAGCTGCTCTCGTAGACGCTTCTAACGAAGAAGACGAACTAGCCGCCACACGAGCGAGTGTCGCAGAGTGGCTTGAAAATAACGTACTCAATAAGTGAATTAAAGGAGAATAAACTATGGCTCTAAAATCCGATAGATATGAAATTCAAACTGATATCAGTTTTTTCTGCAACACTGCGCTTGACCGTGGTGGAGTAGTGGTCTATCAAGATGGTACTGGTTCTGGCGCTGCTATGGATCAGGGAGTTGCACTTGTCGCTCAGGAAGCTGGCGATGCGAGCAGCGTACCACTTGGTGTCCTTCTCAACGACGTTGTTGACAAGGATCTTACCAGAACCCACCTCAATCAGTACAAAGATGAAGTACAAAAGGGTGGAAAAGTTACAGTCCTACGCAAAGGTTATGTAGTCACCAACGCTATTGATAGCGCTGTTACGCCTTCGGTTGGAGATGTAGCTTACTTATCAGAATCAGAAGCTGGTAAGATTTCTAATGTTAGCGCAAATAGCTACACCAATTTGGTTGTAGGCCGATTTCTATCAGCTAAGGATGCTGACGGCTACGCTAAAGTCGAAGTAAACCTTCCCTGATAAAAATCAATACAACTAAGGAGTAAATAATATGCCTACAAATGAAAGACCTAGTGAAGAGTTTATCAATCTCCTCCGCAAGTCAGGGGATAATGATATCAATGTCGCTCAGGCAGCACAGCGTGAATTCGCAAAAGCTCTTGAGCTTCCACTCCGCAAGGGTGTCCTTGTCGGAAACATTCTTGGTAATATCTTTGAG